TCTTGGTATCCCTCTTGGAAAAAATACCAAGAGCAATATTAATATGAATATTAAAGAGGATTTGAATATTAAAAAGGATTTGAATATTAAAGAGGATTTGAATATTAAAGAGGATTTGAATATTAAAGAGGATTTGAATATTAAAAAGGATTTGAATATTAAAAAGGATTTGAATATTAAAGAGGATTTGAAACCTTTATTCAAAAGAAATTTAAACATTCTACTGAAGGATATAACAAAAGAAGATGAGCATAAAATAAAAAGCAGTTTGTTTAATCTCTTTTTCAGTAAAGGATTTTCAGGAGATGGATTAAATCGTTTTTGGACACGAAATGATCTTAAAGATCTAAAAACCTTTTTACAAGAATTAAATGAAATGAAAAAGAAATGATTGTATATTCCTTTCTGTATACTCCGTAGGAGTTAGAAGCATCGAAGATGAAAACAAATGATATATCACTTCTGTATAGTACGAAGTACTTTAGTTTCCTGAAACAGGAAACGATTGGATTCATTACATTCATCCAATCAATACTTGGAAGTTTATTTAAAGAAAGGAGAAGAAAACATTATTTTAACTTTATCTGTTATAAATTATATATAAAGGAACAATAAATTGGAGCTTATAAAATGAAAGGATATAAATTGTCAAAAGAAACTTTGAAGAAACGAGAGAACTATTATCGTTCTCACTATCATCCAAACACTAAATCATTTCCTTGCTGTATATGTGGAGAATCAATGAAAGAAGATGTTTATTTCTGTTCAGATGAATGTGAAGAGATTCATAAGAATAAAGTAATCAGATTGAAGAAAGCACTTGAAGAGGCCAGGAAAGATGGAACAGTATAACAATCCAGAAAGAAAAATGTATTCTACTGCTTTGTACAATTACTACAGATATTCTCTTCCTCGTTCTCAAGTGAAAAAGTATAAAATTACAAAGGAAGAATTTGAAGACAAAATTGTGGAAGCGAGGAAAAATGTGATCAACTATAGAGAATATGAACAAGCATTGTTAGAATTTATTTGTAAAAACCCTTTTCTGGGTGAGAAAGTATTTGAAGTAGTAGTGAATTTAACTGAAGAATAAAAAACAAAAACAAAATTAGGAGAAATGAAAATGAGTAGAGAAAAACAGATTAAGTATCCAGTAACATTTGATGCAACATTGAAGAATACTGAACTTTCACAAGATGAGTTGAATGAATTTATAAAATATTATAAAGATGGAGCCAAATTAAAATTAAGTGATGAAGAGAAATCTTTTTGTCAAGAATGTAAAATAGTTGATATTAGAATAAATAAATTTGATTTTGAAATCAATAAGTTTTTAGTTACTGTAAAGTTAATTAGTAAAAAATCATAATAAAACAAACAAAACCGAAAGGGAGAAAGAAATGATTACAACACTTTTACTTTTAAGTGGATTAATATTCGTGCTTTTAAGTTGTGTATTACTTGCATGCTTCATTAAAGATTTCTTTTTTAACTAAAACTAAAACAGGAGAAGAAATGATTTCAACTATCATCGTATCAGGCATCATTGGGATGCTTCTCTGCGCTATCTTAGGATATTTAGCAGGATATCAGGCAGCAAAAAACAAATACAGGAGAAACTAAGAAATGCAATATGACGAATTATCAGCAGCAATTCAAGCAGAATACCAAACATTTATGTCATCCAGTGGAATCACCAATCAATGTATCAACTGTGGCAAATCAACTAAGAATAAATTATTTTGCTGCAGAGAATGCCAGAAAAGTTTTACGGAATATGATAAACTCTTAACGAAATTCCATAAGGAGAATCATATTTGAAAGAAATTCTTTATATATTACTGTTTCTGTTCATAGGTTTCTGTGTTTATAAAACATTCATTGATGAACCAGAAGTAATAACAAATACAATCATTGATTCTGTCTTTGTTTATCAACCAGCTGAAACAGTATTCGTTGAAACCAATTTAAATCCATTTTACGCTGTTGTAAAACAAAATGGATATAATATACCACTTAAAAATAACACTATACAAAACTTAGAAGATTCATTAGAAAACGTTGTAAATTCTTATAGAATGTTTAAAGAATCTATTGAAAAAGATAGTGTTTTTCTAAGGCTAAATAATAACACTGCTTTTAGTACTGGTGATAGTATAGAAACAGAAGTAAACATCTGGAAAGAAGATAGTTTGATATATAATTCATTCAAGTACATTTTCTTCCCAAGACCAGATAAAACCATATACAAAATTGAAACTGTTTATAAAGAAGAATGGATCTCCTTTGCCCCTTACGGAGAAATATATTTTGCTGATAAATTAGAATACGAACTTGGTATTCTTTGCTTTGGAAGAAATAATATAGTATTTGGTCTGGGTCTTCACAAGACAGAAGGAGATTACGGCAGGACAATTGGGGTTTCTATCGGAAAGAAATTTGATGTTGTTAAGCCGAAGTTTCTGTTCAAGAGAATACTTTAGAAAACATCATTTATTTTGTTGTTTTTAAAAAAACCTTAAAAAACATTTGGTATATCATCTGTAATTCATTATATTATATATAAGATAATGAAATAACAATACAGAAAAGTTTTTTACAAACAACAACACAAGGAAGTAAGAAAATGGATTCAATTTTTGTAAACCAGTATGGCAGGGAATATGAAGAACTTCTTGCCATCAAAGAAGCAAACAAAGCATTACTCAACACCATTGAACAGAAAGAAACCAGTTTGAAGAATCTTGCCAAGAGCATTGAAAAAGGAATGAAGGCGGATTTGGTTTCTGAACTCAAAGGTGATAGTTGGGTAGCAAGATTGGTCAAGGGTTTGAAGTACAAAGTAATTAGACCAGATTACAAAGAATGCTTCGAAATTGCCAAAGGCAAAGTAAATGGAGCAACAATGGCAGTCTTAGAAAAGATTGTTGAAGAACACAAAGCAGCCAAAGCAGTTGAAGAAGAGTTGAAGTTTAGCATTGAAAAGGAGAACTAACAATGAAGTTACAATCAATTCAAGATTATCGTTCTGATAATCCAAACAATGATGAAATTCTTTTGTTACCTGTTAACAAGGATTCTTTGAAAGATTGGAATCCTTTACATTGGATTACATTTCCACCTGCTAAAACCTTTAGTGATGAATTAAAGAGATTGGTAAACAAAATTGAAGAATCTCTTGATTTTAGTAAAGGAGATGATTGGAGTGTAGATAATAAAATAAAAATTATCATCTATTCTGCTGAAACAGGACAATGGGAAATTTGTTTAGAGTATTTGGAATTTTATAAAAGATTTTTTGATTATGATTTTGATGAAGAAGAGGAGGATTGAAAGATGAATATAATTTTAATTGGTTCTATTGTGGTTGGAATAACCATTGGAATAATATGGGTTTCATCGATTGCCATAGCATACAACTTATCAATGATAAGATTGTATTTGAAAGAGATAATTGAAAGAAAGGAGAACTAAGATGAGAAAAGGAACACATCATACAATTGAAACAAAAGAAAGAATGAAAAAACAAAGCAAGAAAAAGGGTAAAACATATTCAAACAAACCCCTTATAAGCTTTCCCGTAAAAGTAAAGAAAGATATAAGAATAAAAATGTCTGAGAAAGCATTCTCTTTGCTAAAACATGATATAATATTATTTGAAGAATTTAAAACTTGTTATGGAGAATTTCGCGGTATAATACATAAACAACTTCCTAATCCAAAAAACCCAATTTTCTTTGATATAGATGGAAATCCTTTTCTTTATAAAAGAATATATGATCCTGATTTTATGTGTGAGAGAATAGCAGGAGATAAAGGGTGTTATTTAATGACAGAAATAAAATATAAAATTGATGAAGCTTTTATTGTTTCAGATAGAATTGAGTGGGATAGATTATTAAAAGAATCTAAGAGTGAAAAATGCTATGAAAAAAACTTTCTTGAATTATAATGAAAAACACAAGCAATGATATTTTAAAAAACATCGAATCTTTATAAGAATAGAATGTTTTTGCTAAAATTTGATTTTGTAACTTGTTGATAATAAAGCAATTAAAAAAATGGAAAAAACTGTGAAAACCATACCTATATATAAGTCTATTTCAGAAAAAACACCGGTTTTACAATGTTTTTTGACCATTCAAAAATACAATGAAAAAACTCCCAAATGAATCAAATCAAATGGGAGTTTCTTTTTAGGAGAAGAAATGAAAGAACATCCTATCAATGATAGCTAAATATACTTTGAACCATAAACCAAATTTTTCTCATTTAACGTTAAAAATGCTTTAGTTAAACGTTCTATGACTTTCTCTTTTGCAAATTGATGTTTATTTGCAATTAAAGGAGTTAATCCACAATCAATAAATAATAATTCAAGCATTTCATGTATAATAGTTGATGTAGGATGTGAAGGATCTGGTATATCATATTCATTCAAAAATTCTATCAGTTCAATTTGAGCAATTTCTGATGCTTGTGCACAATAATCCATTGATCCCATTCTATGAATTTTTTCACCTTCTTTTTCTTTTACTATATGACAATATATAGACCAATGATTAAGATGAAACAATGTTTTCAGTTTTTTTATTGTTTGATGTGCTTTATTTTTATTAATAGGTTTCACTACAAATCCAAATTTTCTGGTTTAGCAGGAACAATTGTCTTTGAATATTCACGAGCTCCTAACAAAGCAAGAACCATTACAGAATAAAGTTCATCACTTATCTTATCAGTAAAGAAAAACATTCCTGTTATAACAAAGACCATTATTACTTTGATAGAGAGTGCTTTGTTACCAAGTTGTTTTAATCTTGATTTAGTTTCGACTTTGTTTAGCAATGTAGGATACCAAGTTTGTGAATTCAAATGGATTTTTATTTTCTTTATTATTCACAACTTTATAAGGAAATAATTTACCAAATAAATACAAGAGAATTATAGGTAGTATAATTGATAAAGTTATTAGTACTACAAATATGAATTTGATAATCTCTTTAAAAATTTTAAATAACTTTTTCATTTCTCATTCCCATAAAGTTGTTTTCTTTGTTTCTTGAATTTATGATTCCAATATTCCTGATATCTAAACGGATCATATTTCTTTGGTATTGGTAGTTCAACCGGAATTACTTCTTCTTTCTTTTTTATCAAAGTAAAATCTGGACAATCTTTATGTTCAGTACAAAGGGTTATAGGAAGTTGTAATCTCGTAAGAAATTCAAACACAGCATGTAGTTGAGCATCGCTATAATCCCAAATATCCTTTACTCCAATTACCAATTCAGTATCATCATCTTTTATTTTTCTACTTCCATTAGCAATTTCACCAGAAAATTCTATAATTAAATGATATTTGCCATCTTTTCTATATCTATGAAATATAACTTCATGAAGTTTACCAATTTGAACAGATGTTTTAGTTGTATTAGTTAGTGTTTCTCTTTTCATATTTTTCTCCCTTAAAAATTAAAGAGGAACAAGTTCTGCTGAGCAAGGAGAAGCAACTCTGGCATTACCTGTTCCTCAATTATTAATAATCCAAAATAAATTCCAACGCTGTAAATGAAAAATTATATATATTAAATCTGTCCTTTGTAAGAGATATGTTATCCCCTTTTATCACCATCAATCTCTTCACATATTCAGTAGAAGAAGACCATTCTAACAAATAAAAAGGTCTATATGATACTCCAAACAATTTGATCATATTTTTTACAGTAACTACTTCTTCATCTCTTAAACCTTGCCATTCCAACGAAATTTCTTTACAAAGTTTAGTTTTATAGGCAACATTATATTGAGGGAACATCTTTTCAGATAAACTTTCTCCTTCAAATGCTAAAGCAGGATATGAATATTCTATACTTGAACCTTGGTTATACATTGGAAGAATATTATTATCGCTATATACAACATTCCTAACTGAATACAAATCACAATTATTCAAACTACCTGTAACAATATTAAATGATAAATTTGAAATGCCTTGCCCAAATGAACAGCTATATAATTCATTACCAAAGTTAATTACAATAGAACCAGAATGAAATTGAATACTATAATCTTTGTTCTTCTCATCTGCTGCTAATAAATTATCAATCAAGAACCATTGTGGTCGATGAGCATGATTTAAATGAAATTCAATACTCATACTCCCAAGGGCTGTAGATTCAGTATAATCTAATGAACAAGTGGTCAAATCCATTGAACACATATTTCCTTCATCAGTAGAACAATCAGAAGAGGGATATCCATTTTTTAGACCTACATTTCTGTTGTATGTAATTGGGATTAAGAAGAGACAGTACTTTGAGTAGTTAGTGCTCATTTGTTTCTATATTCTTTGATAAATCCTTGAAAATATATTCCAGGACAATTCTCTTTACCAAAAAAATCACAATGTCCTTTCAAAGATTTTTTTATATTCAATTTCTTAAAATCTGGTTGATACTTATACAATCTTTCAAGTAATTCTGCCAAAGCAACAACTTGAAAATCAGTAGGAGTATTTGTTCCTTGATAAGAAGGACCATCGAAGTTCCCTAATAAACAAATACCAATTGAATCAGTATTATGCCCTCTACAATGCCAGGTAACATCAGTTAGTGAATTTGTTTTATATAAAGAATCTTTACCAATTATGTAATGGTAGCAAATGTGCGGCGCACCGTTGGTAGAGATATGGTTGTTTTCTGAGGGGGTGATATGATAATTGTTTATATTCTGAACTGTGGAATCGCAAAGGCTTTGATGTACAATTATATATTTCACTTTGGATAAAGATCTTTGTTGCCATCTACGAGTAGGATGCCAAGGGAGTAAATCAATATAATTTTTAATTTCTATCATTTTTTAAAACTCTTGTAATTCAAACGAAACATTAAATCCACCAGCAACAATTTCTTTCACAGACAAATTTTTCATCCCACATATAATCCAAGTTGAAACATCAGCTGAATCCTCTACAAATAAAACGGGGAGCCCACCTTTGCCAAGTTTATACATATCAACCAATTCACTCATACTACTTGATGGAAGATATTGAAATTCCAAATTAAATGATCTTTGATATCCTGTATTTTGGACTCCATCAAAAGTAATATCACCAAGTAAATTTCTATCAGTTGAAGATTTAGGATATCGATATTCGGTAGTTTTATCTTCTATCATATAACCATTTGGCAAATTCATCAATATTCCATGCATGAACACATACATCTTCTCTTGAGAAGCATGTGGATTTGTTTGATTCCAACGATAGTACTGATACTTTGTTGCAGCAGGCCACAAACTTATAACTTGAGAATTACTTGGCCAATTTGTTAGGGCTATTTGATTGTATCCATAATCAGAAATCTCTACACTTGTACCATATACTTTAGAACAAGACAAATTTACTACATCTGTATAATCACTTGAACTTGCTATTTGAAGATGACTGATGTTATCAAGATTAAAAAAGTAATCATATGCTTCAATATACACTGCTTGTGAACAAGTAGCAACCCAAGGATATTTCAAATCTATATTTGTGTTGACAATAGCATATTCATTTTTATCAGAACTAAGTGCTTTATAAATACGAAAGTTTGGAGTTTCAACACTCATTGTGACTTGAAAATCCTTCATATCTGGATCATTTGTAAGAGCAGGCATAAACGAATCACCAGAACGCGTCCACCACCCATCACTTGTACTTCCAGTACTTAAACAAACAGAAGCAGTTGCAACAGAATGTGTTTCAAAGAAGCCAGCTTGTGCAGGTAAGACTTCTTTTAGTTGAAGTGATACTCCATCAGCAGCAAGTTCCCAGCAAGAAGGTGTGGCTTCATTGTAGTTTCTGAATCCAGATGAGAAGAACTGAAGGGGCAAAAGTATGAAACTACTCATGCGTCAACTCTACGAAGAATGCTGTAATATTCAAGATTGTGTAACTGGATGCATTCAATTTGGATTTTATTCAAATTTTTATTTATTTGTGTAATCACAAAAGCACTATATACTGTTTGACTATTGATTGTTGAGGTAAAGTTTGTATATCCAGCAAATCCTTTGATATTCATTCCTAACAAATTATATGGAACATTGTTAAAAGCAATTATATCACCTATAGTATACGCCAATAATTCAAGATTCTTTGTTGTAAATTTTATAGTTCTATGACGATTTGCCCATTGATTAATATTATATTTGGCAATTATTCTATTCTCCTCATCCTCTCCTTTGTAACTTCCAGTAGCATGCCAAGCCGAACTTGTAGCAGGAACAACGTCCTTAGCAACCGGTGCCCAATATTTGTTCAAAGAAGATGTAGCCAATGAAAGATTTGGTGCTTGACCAACATTACTACGAACACATCCATAATAAAGATTATTACAAGAAACAAAATCAACTGGGCAATAACTTGTATATTTCTTCTCTATTTTATCTATCTTAAAAGAATTCTTAGCAAATGTATTTGTTTGTTCCCACTTTGTATAATCATAATTTGCATCATCAATACACCAATTTATTTTCTGGGTGTAATCATCGAATGCATACATAAAATCTGTTTTCATCTCAACTATTTCAGTTTTAACATTTTCAAGAGGAGTTAAAGATATATCAAAAGAATCAATGTCAGAAAATTCAATTGTTCCATCTATATCAGTGGTTTCATAAGTTGGTTGTAACATTATAAAATTATATTTCCCATCATCATTTATAAACAAAGTAAATGGTTCATATTGAATATATTCTTTTATGAACTTGTTCAATTCTGTTTTTTCATGTATAACAAATCCACTATAATCTCTTGATTCAGAAAAGAATGTAGTCCATTTTGGTTCAAGTGTTAACTGAGCCCAGTTAGCATTATAATAAGCATCAGTTGACCATACAAATGTTCTTAACAAATACTCAATATATTCGTATGGTCTTCTTAGTTGGTACAACAACCCTTTGCCATCAGTTGAATATAAAGAATCAGCATCATTCAAACAAATTCCTTTTATTGCACCATAAATTGGTTTATCATAAGGAGTATCTACAGAACCAGCAGATAAGTGATAAATCTTTGAACAAGTAAATTGAGTTAAGGTATCACCACCACCAGTATAAGTATGATTCTGATTCCAGTTAATTTCAATTCTACAGCCTAATCCTCTTTCAATTTGATTTCTATTTACAGAAGAAGCAGAACCCATAAATTCAGTAACACCAAGTGTTCCATATTTACAAACATTATCATATTCAGTAGCCCAATCTGTATAATGATGATTTGCATTTGTTCCAGTTCCAAAACATCTTGTATTTTGATTTCTTGAAGCAGTGAACCAAGTACTTCCAACAGGACTTTCACCTTGTATACTAAAAGCATTCCCACCAATATAAGCACCCATTCCTTCCATATAAGCACTTTGTGAAGCTTGTTCAGAAATTAAAGGTGTTTTTAAGTTATCATAATTGAAAGTTCTTAAAATAGAAGTAGCATATTCTACACCCCCTATAATTGTTCCACCATAAGGATGATCCATATAGTACAACATGAAATGACCCATTGTCATGCCACGACCATCATCAAAATCAGTTGTAGAAGGAATACTTATTTTTCTACTTGGTCTTACAGATCCATCTCTTTCTGATTTTAACTGAGCAGTATCAAGAATTGTGTTTGCCCAGAAATAAAAGAAATCAGAACCAGATTCTGCTAAATTACCTGAAAAAGGTGCTAAACTAAGATTACCATGAAAAGCATTTTCTTTTAAATTATCAATTGGAGAAAGATTACTATTTACAGTATTCAAAGAAGAACCAGTTATCCACCCATTTCCCCAACTACCACTATCAAGTAAAATGTAGCGCATTGGAACATGAAGTAACATTGCTTCATCAGTTCGAAAATGATTACTTGATGTTCCTCTTATTTCAACACAAGCAGCCATAAGTTCACCTGATTGACCATAACTTCCTGTATGAATGAGATATGTATGTTCTGTTAAACTTCTATTCCAATCATGCATTACAAGAGGAGTATAAAATTCATCATTTTCTAACAGAATAGAATATTGAACATCACAAAGATTAGATTGAGTAATTAAAGAAAATAAATCTTCGGTTGGATTTATGAGAGTAGAATGAAGAGCATCTTCTGCAGCATAAAATAAAGAATGTCCATTATCTGAACCAACTAATATGAGAGGGGCATTCCAATGATTCCCAAATGGAACAGGTAAATATCTATCTTCATCTGTTTGAAGAATAGGAATGTTACAAGAATAAATAGGACCTAATTTCTTATTAACAAAGTCAATCAATCTTCCTTGAATTGGTGTTTCAGGCATATCTACATTCTTACATTCAATTTCTATCCCATCTTTACTCATTGAAATATCTTTTATATAACCATCGAAGATGCAATAAAAACCATTGGAAGATAAAGACATTCCTTCATAACCAATGTAAATTACTATTCTCTTGCCGTAGTAATCTTTATCAAAGAATTCTTTTATAATAGAAAAATCACGACCTTGTCCTTGATAATCAACTAATTCAACTTTAGGTGCTACAGATGTAACATTGTTATCACCAGTTAAATTCCAAGTACGAGAAGAACCAATATAATTTTTTATGCAACCAATATATTGATTACTATCTATAATAGTTGAAACAGATGCTAATCTTAAAACATCAGATAAGGTTTCGTAGATGTGAATAATTATAAGTTTATCTGTGTCTTTAAGACTTGATCTACGAGTAAATTCGCTTGAAAGTGTAAACAATTATGCCACCTTCAAAGAGTAACCACGTTTAATTCCTTTATTAATAAGAGGAATCATTGTACTATTAACAAATTCCTCTGTTCCAATAAAATCACCTTCTATATAAACATTTACATTATTACTTGTACTTCCTAAATTTCTTCCAGAATTTATATATTCCAATGCTCTTGCATTTTCTTTAGCAGCATTTCTGTTTACAACATATTCACCGGGTGTTAACATTGTATGTTGAGAATCACCAAATCCTTGTCCTCCAACCCATCCACCCAATGCTTTACGATATGGATTCTTTGTTCCCATAATAGTTGCTAATTGAACAACACCAGTAGCAGCAACTAAAGCAGCTAAAATAGGTGCAAACCAAACTGGTTGAACTGTCCAAGCATTCATAAATGCCTGAGCAGTTGTCATTATAACACCAGCTTCCCTTGATTTTTTATCAGCATCCCAGGCTTTTATTTTCTGTTCAGTTTCTCTCTTTTCATATTTCGTTAAAGTATCATTGTGAACTTTTAGTTGATTCTTGTAATATGTTGTATATTCAAGACCACTTGCTCTTAAGTTTTCAGATTCTTTATCCCATCTTAAATTTTCAAGATTGATAAGTTCTCTTGTTCTTTCAAGTTTGTTATCCATCAAAGTAACTTCAGAATCAAATACTGATTGAACAAGATTAGCAGTTTCAGAAATTATTTGTTGATAGTTTTGGTAGAAATTACCAATTACAGATTTAGCTTTACCAAACCCATTCTCTGCTCCTTCCGCTACTGCTGCCCAGAATTTTTGTTCAGTAGGTGATACCCAATGTTCTGGTAATCCCCCTAAATCAATTTCTGTTTCTGGGGGTCTTTGTACCAAATAAGTAATTGGCTTAAAATCACTCATTGTTATCTTTGGTAATTCGCCTCTTAATTCTACAAGTTTGTTGATTATAAACTGTAAAGAATTACCAAAATATAAACCAGAGTTTGCCATTTCATTTAGTAACTTTATAGTATTTCTTTTTTCATCTTCACCTTCTTTGTATGCTTTCATTTCTTCAAGAAGTTTTTGTCTTAATTCTGCAAGATTATCAATTACTTTCTTTGATGGTTGTGATATACCCAAATCAATCATTTGTTCAGGACCATACATTTCTGCTTGTTTATTAATAACTCCAAATAATGAATAATATTGATCTTTTAGTTTTAGTAAAGCAGCACATTGTCTATCAATTTCCCAATTTAATTTCTTGTTTGATAACTCAGCAGCTTTTACTTGATTGTCCCAAGCAGTAAAATATAACTCCTGACTACCCTTTGCTACCCCTCCTAATTTAGGTGGTTCAGTAGGAGTATATTCTAACTGAGCTGTTAAATTTTGTATATAAGTTCGTTTAGATTCTATAGCATCAGCTAATACTGCTTGTCTTCTTTTTGCTTCTGCAGTATCTATATCATTTATTGCTTTTACTATAACACCAGAATCGCTCTTTATTGAATCAGAAGCAGTTTTCCAATAATTTTTCCAACTATTTAACCATTCACTTGGTTTCTTGAAGAAATCAACCCCTGTTATTAAATGTATGAAATCAGATATATCAGAAATAATTTTAGCTAAAGCATAACCAAACGCTTCTAAAACATTTGCTCCTTTACTAAAAGCATCTATGAGATCATAGATAAAGAATGCAACTTGTAGAATCCAAGCAGCTTTACCCAACATTCTAAAGATTGGAGATAAACCAGCACCTAATCTTGTTAAAGCTGGAACGAGTTTTGATATAGCTACAATTATCCAATTAAATACATTTGCAATTGTAACACCAAATGCTTGTAATTTTATAATAATTTTTATAATAGGAACAAGTTTTGCTGCTGCGGCATCCATAATTCTTATCATTTTTGTGTTAAATAATTTTTCAAGATCATAAAACTTTTCTGCTATTATAACAATATTTGCTCTTGCAAACGCAAAAAGAGTATCTGCTTTTGTAGTAAATACTCTACCTACTTCTTTCGATGCATCTATAAATCTTTTTATTTCATTTATTAATCTTTCTTCTAATAATAAATCAAGCAATTTATTATATGCTTTTGCAACTATATTTGTACTTTCAGCAAATTTTTTCATTACTAAAGTTGCTTTATCTATTTCCTTTTCTTCAAACATAAGAGGAATACTTGCAAATTCTTTTAAAAGTTTTCCCCCTTCCATCAACCTCTCAAATAATCCACCAACATCAAAAACTGTTACAAGAGTAGTAAATCCTCTTACTAATCCTCTTGTTGCATCACCTAACCACTCAATCACTCTTATTATTACTAATAATCCATCAGCAAACGCAACCCAATCAATTCTTTCTATCATTCCAAAGATTGCTTCAACTGCTTCTTTTATTTTAGGTGTAGCAGCAGCAACTCCTTTTGCTATAGCTGGAATGAGATCAGCTTTTAATAATTCCAGTTGATCATTAAAGTTACCAAGAATTTCTATTTGATTAGGAGGAATAAAGTTCATTCCTTCAGCTTTTAACTGTTCAATACTTTTACCAAGTATATTAGAGTTAGCTGCCAACGTTGCTATCATATCTATGGTAGTTCTATCAAATCCTAAAGCAGCAAGTCCTTCAGGATTATCTTTACCAAGTTGAAATATCTTGTTCAACTTTTCTTCCCAAGTAGCTAATCCCAATCCTAATCCTTCAAATGCTTTCTGATTTACTTTGCTTAACATCATCTTTGATAAAACATTGCCCAAATCTTCTAAAGAATAACCAGTTTCAATAGCAGCAAATCTATATTTCTGTAATAGATTAGTATCAATTTTTAATTTTTTACTTAAATCAGAAAGAGCATCACCCAATTCATAAGATTGAACAACCATTCTTTTCAAACCTTGCAGAACATAAACTGAAGCAAATGTTACAGCAGTAGCTATCATCATATTTTTCAAAGAAACTAAACTTGAAGTCATCTTCTCAGACCAAGTTCTTTGACCAGTTAGTAAACGTTGATGTGCTCTTTCTGCCGATTTTACCAATCTTTCTTGATAATCTTTATCAGACCTTAAAGCTTTGGCTTGTCTTGCTTCTTCAGCTAAGTACAATTTCTGATTATGAAGTTTTAGAGCAGCATCAGCTTTAGCATTAGCAACATCTTGCACCTTTTCAATAGTTGCTACATGTTTCTTTAGTTCAGCTTCTTGTTGCTTTAAAGAAAAACCTTCAGAAGATTTCTTGTACTTTAATTCAATTGGGATGACTGCTTTAGCCATTTATCTTTCTAAATTTATCATTTCTTGTTCTTTTTCAATTCCGATTCAGATTTCGATTGTTGTGTTTTTAATTTATTACTCTCATCCTTATCACAAATATTCTGTATCAAATCAAATGCTTCTAAAACATAAGCAGGAATATCATTCCATGTAGGATAGAAAAATTGAATACCATATCTCTTCATTTGAGAATATAAAGAAAGTAATTTGTAAACATCTTCTTCAATGAATATCTCTGGATGAAATTGGCGGGTTATAGTTTCATCTTTTATCTTTGTTATATAAAATCCACCAACAATTTGACCAATTACATTCATCTCTTTTTCATCTCTACAAATCAGATGATTGAATAATTCTTCTTTATCATTACAAACCTTTTCTTGTTTTTTACAATTAACTACATTGATTGGGTAACTTGGATTTTTTTCAAATTTTTCAATTCCTTCTTTTTTATCATATAACATCCACCAAGCTCCCAATTGAATTAGTTTTTTGATTGTTTTCTTTCTGGGTTACTAATTTCAGCAATCTTTGTACTCAATTCCATTCTATTTTCAGAACTTATCTTGTTCAAATTTTCTTCTATATCATTAGTCCATTCTGCAAGTTTATCATCTTCATAAAAGAAATTTTCCCAACCGATAAGACCATAACAAAGAAGTTGATAAAGATACGAACCTTTATTTAGTATGTCTATATCATCATCATCTATTTTCTTCTTACCTTTCTTTGCTTTAGTAAATTTCATACCATCAATCAATTCGGCATTCTCTTTAGCAGATAAAGGTTTAAGAATGAAAATTGTTTGCTTGTCCTTTGTAAGCTTTTTATCTTCATCAAGGATGTACTTAATTGTTTGAAGTGTTAAGGCTCTTGCCATATTATTTTTTTTCTCCTGTTGGTTTGTTTGTTTTAAAAATAGTAGTGAATAAAAACCTACCCATAAAATTCAATTGTTTTTCTATCATTTTCTTCATAATTTCAATAGAAAGCATTTAAGTTTTAATAGAATTATTGATAAAATTTGATAGGTTTTTTTCACCATATATAAAATATCCAATTCTTTTTCAACTATTAGAACTAAGCATTTCTCATGAATGAACCAGAGAATGCATATTCACCAGAAGCTACAGTACCCAATCCAGCTTTGAATGTAAAATCAATTATTTCACCTTCTGTATAATCAATACTGTAACCAGTTAACTCTGAATGCATATCAATGATCAAATCACCTTCAGCAGAACAAGATGTTGCAGAAGTACCAAATGCTAATTTTATTTTTTTAAATTGAGCAGTATCTGTTTTTAATGAATCAAGTATCATTCCATCAGTAAAAGCATTTTTTACCATTTTAAATGCTCCACCAATTTCCCACTTTGGAAACACTACTTCTGAAGAAGGAATATCACCAACAAATTTAGCATTGTTAGTAATGTTTATTTCCATACTAATGAAATCAGGTGTTAAATTACTTCCATTATAACTTACTTCTTTTATATTAGCCCAATCATAATGACCAGACATAGAAGCAAATAAGGAAGCAGTACCAGCACTTATACCTTGTGAATAACCCCTACCAATCCATTCCGTATCAGCCATCAACCAACCATTGTCAGCAGTTCTATCAATGTTTAACTTACAAGATTTCATGATAGCAGAATTTAATCTAACATCATCTGAACTTGAAGGAGAGTTTCTAACTAATGTTTGAAAAAATCCTTGATTTTCAGTTGGCAAAGGAAGATTAGCATAATTCTCATTTAACAATAGATAAGCATTTATAGAAGAAGTTCTTGCTGCCATACTTCCAGTTGTATGCTGGAATAAGCAAGGCATTATATCAAACATAAACTCGGGGGTTACAACTGCTTTAAAAGTAGCTCCAGGAATGTTGGAACCAGTATCTTGCCAGGAATTATCTTCGTGCATTGTTCGATATCCCATTGCACGGTCAAATTCCTTGTCGGTTGATTCCATAGTAATACCAAATCCACCAACTTCTACAGTCATGATTTTAGGATTTACTCCTGATGCTGTATTCCAGCCGCTTCCGGAAGCGTAGCTATAAACCCAGTCACGTTCAACGGGATATCCCATTTTTATTTCCTATATTTTAAATTGTTTATGGATGGGGGAATATATTTCAACTCCCCCATCCATTTAGTTTTTACTTACTCAACCGATTTGATCAAGAACTGCAATACCACCTTGATCATTTACTTCACAACACCCAAAGAACATTTCACCATAAACTGATATACCAAGTGTATTTGTGATATCAGGAACAACAACAATGTTTACTAATGGAGTGTTCTGAGCAACACCAATTGCTCCTCTTGAGCAAATTAGGTTTACATATCCAGAACCACTTGAACCAATACCCCCCGCAGTAACATAAGAACTTACGAATATATCCAAATCACCCCAAAGGCGACCCATATATCCGTTTTGTAAATACTCATCTGCTTTTGGGAGTGAATTCAAAGCAGCCAAATCCATTGCTAATTTATGGAATGTGACAGGATGTAGAATCGCGGCATACGGAGGAGCATATCCAGTTGCCTGTAATTTACCATAACATTCAGAAAATTTATCCAAAGTAAGATCAGTAGAACCAGTTGTATCACATTGACTGTTAGAGGTAAATCCAACTGCTAAAATACATATTGCATTATCATATGTTTTAGCAAGTCCACCTACAATTTGTTCAACAGCTGCCTCATATATCAATGAACTATTTAACAATGAATCAATTGGATACAATTTATGGTAATGACCAACTGTTGCCGCTTTGGTAACACTTGTCAATACAGAAGCCGTAGGAGCTCCAGCATTTATTGCAACACCGGCAGTAACAGGTAATGTTTCACCAAAGTTTACTGTTAATTGACCTGCTTTAACAGGTTGGGTTGAAAATACTCCATTTAAAGCAACTCTTTGCATTAAAAGAGCATTTATGTCTGCAGTCAAGGTTTCAATCAACCCAGCTGCAGTTGTACTTGTCGTTATACCCATTTTTTAATCTCCAAAATTATTTGAAGGATTATTTTTAAAATATTTTAAATCCTTCTTGTTTTCGTTTGTTATAGGCAGCAATTTGTTCTTTTACCTTAGTAGGATTACTAAGATCCTCAACATTTTGAATGCCTTTTAAAATTGTTTCTTCCCCCTTCTTGGGGTTTGCTACTTCTTGATTGATTTTTACTGGCACAATCTTATCAGAATCCATAAGAATTGTCATATTTTTACTAATATAAGTTACTTTCTGAGCAACTGTTAATTCATCTGGAATCAATGTTCGTTTGTTTTCAGGAATCTTTTCCAGAAATGAATTCAAAGTAGTTGTTAAAGTTTCTGTAACTTTGTTTAGTTCTTCTGTCTTCTTTGCTGTTTCAGTATTTAAAGAATCAACTTTGCTTGCTTGTACTTTTAGTGTTTCATAATCAGCAAACTTTGATTTTACTTCATTAATTCTACTTGAAACAATTTCGTTCACTTGTTGTTGTGAAAATTTTTTTTCCTCATTTTTATCCTCATGATTTTGAGTTTGGTTTTGAGTTTTGTCCTGATTTAACGCTTCAGTTGGCTCTGGCATAATTTAATCCTTTGTGTTTTTTTATTTTACTATATTACTTTGTCGTAGTTGTTGTACTACCAACAGTATCTGTTTGGTATATAAAACCAATTCCAATCAAAGCAGCATCATTAGCTAAAGTATCAGCTATTAAATCTGCTCCTCTAAATACTCTACAAATCAAACATGATCTTATATTTTCTACTCCAGATGCAAGTTGAGCAAATGCATCACATTTATGAACATCTACTTCTGCAGCAGAACCTGTTGCATATACAATTATATTATTACCAAATGTTCCTCCTACACTTTGCCATCCATATTCAAGACCCCAAATAGGAACACCAACATTATCTGCACCAACATTTATCCAATGAACACTTGGAACAATTTTAGTATCTTCTTTGAAATCATGAGGAAGTTGTAATGAAAAGAATGCACTTTCAACTTGATCTTTATCAAACAAATATATATAAGAACCAGTCGAACCACCTACTAAATCTATATCTTTATATTTTGCAAGATCAGGAAATGATTGATCCGCTGTTATTCTCATAACTGACCAAGGAACAAATACTTCGTTATATACAGTAGTAGTTAAAAGAAATTGAGAACAAGATACTTTGCCACTTGTCATTATCATACTTCCTGTATAACTTCCTGTTGAAATACTTCCTGTATCAGAAATTATTTGTTTGAATGATCCAGTGTGTATAAAAGATTCTTTATACTGATAAGAACTTGATCCTAAAAAATCTGAAGCGTTTGAACGAGGTATTATTCCAGAAGGATATGACATTATATTCCTTTATTAATTTGTGACATCAACAATCTCACTAATTTCGACTTCCATTTCTGCATATTTAATTTTGTCTGATAATGTTTGTAAATTTGGTATTTTCGTTATTGAAACATTAAAGATTGGTTTAGATATTAATGGTGATATATTACTCAATCCTAAATCACTATCCCTAAGAACCTTTGAACAACTTGAAAAATTAACTTCAATCTGAGTTCTACTTAAAGATGATTTACTGAAAAGAAATACATTTACTTTATGCTTTAAAACATCATACCCATGACTGTACCAATTCTGTTCTGTTTCTATATTACCAATTGCAATTGCGGAATTTGTATAAACTAATTTCTCATGATCTGCTAAAACAAGATCGTTATTATCATATTCCTTGATATTATCTACACCAGAAAATGAATTCAATGATAATGATGATGATAATGTTGTGTAAATACTGTGGCGAATATCTTGCATGTGTTTACATTGCTAATAAGTTTATAGGGCGTTGTTTTAAAGTATCTTTTTCAACTACAATATTTTCACCAGGAATACCTAATATACCAAATGAATCTGAAGCACTAAACTTTCCATCATATCTTAATTCAACACTTACATCATCAAGTGTTAAAGATGCCCAATCATAACTTCCAGTCATTGTAGCAATAACACTATCACTATCTGTTCTAACAAATTTCATATATGAAGCAGTAGGATATGCTGAACCAGTATGATAAAAATTAACATTTACTTGTGTTCTAACTGATGGATATCCTCCTCTTATAAATGCACTTCCATTAGCAATTGATTGATTTATCAAATGCCAACCTATATCTGTTGGGAATGTTTGTACATCTGGCACTGTTAGTTCGTTTTGCGTAATCTTCGAAAGCATCTCTGCTGTCTTATCATACAACTCTTGATTCTCATCAGTTTGACCCATGTTCGAAAATTCAAGAATGTACTTGTAAAACTTTAATTGTGCTATCTTCAATATTGAAGGTGATTGACCATCAGGACTTATTGCAGGTATTCTTAGTTCAGAAGATACAAAACTATTCACTAAGCCATATGAAGCTGAGAGAGCATCTCCTTGTAAAGATGAAGAATAATCTGCTGCTAATGGGTATAATCTATTTGCTTCTGTTAATGTAATATAACTGTTCATTAATAATTTCTCTTTAAAAAATCAGCTATTTTGTCTTGTATATATTCCATAATTTCTTCTTGTGCTTTATCAGAAATCATAAACCAAGAATCTGCTTGTTCAACATATTGTAAAATATTATTTGGATCTCTTGGATTCAATTTTATTCCATTTGTTAATTTTTCTTTCTTAAGTTTAAGTGAAGGATAATTAGTTGCTTTACCACTTGCCACCAACCAATGATTTTTATCCAATCCTTTCTTTTCATAAGCTATCTTAGTTGCTGGTTTCTTTGTAGGAAATTTCTTTCCTTCAGCATCTACTTGATTATCTATCTCACTTCTTAAAATATCACTAATTAATTTAGGAACATCGGTTTTTATAATTCGAATAGTTTCTCTTTCGATGTCTTTATCAATTTTTCTTAAAAGACTTTCTACAACATTTGCCATTCTTATTCAATTCCATCTATGTCAACAACTGGATCTATCATTCTCTTTGCCTGTTCCAAATCAATAATTCCTTTTTCTAACAACAATAAAACTCTATCTATTGTATCGTTCTTTGCTTCAGGATATATATCTTTGTTTAAATCAATTCTCAATTCAGTATCAATTGGATACATCTTCTCATTTGACAAATAATACATTTTAATTGCTAAATCAGTAATTTCAACAATCTTTGGTAATAAAGCAGAACTAAATCTTTCTACGATTTCAACTAATGGTTCAAATAATATTTGTAATGCTACACCACTTGGAATTTGTCCAACTGCCTTTAAGCCAGATAATTCACCAGGAACTTGACTAACAGCACTTATTTTTCTTTCCAATGTTTCCAAATATTTTTCTTCAGGATCTATATTTACTTGTCTTGCTGCTTGTTTTAAATCACCATCTTTTCCTACTGACGTTATTGTACCAGGTTGTAATTGTATTGGGTTATATGGATCATTTATATTTGCAGTTGTTAACCAAATAGTTGGTAAATCAATAATTTGATAATTTTCACTTGATCTTACTTTGTTATAATCAACAACCATATCTTTAAATCTTAAACTAAAAGGTTTCCCATAAAGATTGTTTATATAAAGATCAATGTTCTTTGTTAGTATACTTGGATTTATTCCAAAGTTATGTAATAAATCACCATACATAAACTCATCTATAAACACTACTATTATATCTTTTTCTATAGTTGAATTAGTAACTGGTATTGCTCCTCTTTCTTTATCAATGGTATAACAATAACCAAATTGATTTCCTAAATTTAAAACATATTCTCCTTGCCAAAGAATAATTTGAGGTATCTTCCAACCAGGAATAATTACTGTTAAGTTATTTCCTGTTACAATAGTGTTTACTAAAATACTTCTTATTTGTTCACGAAAGTTAGCCTTTGTATAAAGCTCATTTATAATCTCTTGAATTTCAATAGATTCTGAAGTAATCTTCATTGTTTTTAAAAGAATATTGATGATTCTATCAATAATTCCTTGTGTTATAGGAACAGATATTTTTGGTCTACTTTTATATTGTAGTTCATTTTCACCCAATTTTATTGGGAAATACTTCTTTACATAAGTAGGATGTGTAAGTTGATTATGATAGAATATATTTGCTTCAATAGCGTCTTCAACCATTTGAAGTCTATCTTTGGCTAAAGCAATGTGTAGTGGTTTAGGCATATATTATTATCTTATATATTTTCTATTTCAACAAATCTTTTCAATTTATTATCTGATAACCAAACATTTATCTCTTCATCTTCTAATGGTTCACTTATAAACATAAATGATGGATAACTTTTTACTATCTCTGCTTCTTTGCCCCAGAAAAATCCTGCAAATGCTACTATATCTTCTCCATTCTTATATGTTAAAGGAACAATTGTATTTATTGTTTTTTCTGAAGTAATTGCTACTATTTGCTTCATCTTTTATTTTACTCCAATGTTAAATCTATTATTCAACCAATCACATATACTATCATGATTCATTTGAGATATCGGTTTATTATACAAATAAAAACAACTAATATTTCCATCAAAGTAGTTTCCTGGTTGTGGAAGATCATTTTCTCTTATTCTGTTCCCAATTGTTATTTGTTCAGTTGTTGCATTTCTTGTACCACCAAATATATAAGAATAACTAACATTGCTTATATCCTTTGAAGCTGTAACACCTGGTGCTCCATTGTAATAACCTTTGTATGTAGAAGTTGGATCACAAATAGCTGATACTATAAAATAACTTGAAGCTCCATCTGCTAATTTTACAACATCAATTCTCGAATCAGTATTGTTTGAAAATATACCAGTTCTTATATTACCATCTGTTAAATTGTAGCAATAAAAAGCAGCATTGTTATTTGATGTAGTTGTAAAAGAACCAAAAATAGAACCTGCTGTTGCTGGTCTTCCATCATCACATTTTAGTACTACGAAATAAGAAAACCCATTAGCAAACTGATTTGTCATCCTTGGTATTTTTAAGTAATCATCCACTCCGCCGAATACCAATGTTGGATAACTATTACTATTATCATCATCTAATAAAGGAGAATTTGCTGCTGCTACTACTCTCGCATCATATTGATAATTTGCTCTATTCTGAACAGAAGAAACTACTCCATTTGTTTGTTCTACTTTGCATAAACAAGGATCAATTGCTACAATACATCCATCAATTTGCAATGGGAGAATTCCTCTATTCCAATTGTTTTCTGCTCTGTTATAATTTCTATCCCATCCCATTACTAACTCTGGTTAACCCAACAATAAACTCTTACTGCAGATTCGCTCGTAGCAGCCGTCTCATATGCTTGAGAGTACCAAGCTTCTACTTGAAATCCATCACAAGGTCCAAATATTTTCTTTATTACTTTATCATAAACTGAACCAGAAGACATTACTTCAAATGTTGATTGAGAACAAATTGAATGGGTAGTGTTTATTCCATCTACATCTGTTCCTAAATAATGTCTTGAATAAGTAACATTAGGACCACTTCCAACACTACAACTTGGAAAGTAATAAAGTTCTCTTAAGTTCATCGTAAAGTAATTTTGACTTCCTGATTTGGCTGGAATTGTATGTGCTAATCCATAGCAGAATACTACATTACCATTTATTGCTTCATTGTGAGGTTTTAATGGTGAGAAATAAATTGAACCAGTATAACTTCCTGTATTCAATCTGTCAAGAGTAAATGCTAATACCTCGGATTGTTTATTAGGTCCCATTCTATTAGTCCTTTATATTTTTTATTTTTTCTTTCTCTGTCTTTTTCTTCAAATTCGTTATTTCATCTTCACTTATCTTCCCTTTTTCAAATCTTAGTAACTGCTTTGATAAATTATCATGATATCCATTTATACAACTAAGTATATCAATTGAACAATTTAAAGTGAATAGTGAAGATTTATCATCTACTAACAACTTATAACAACTAATGAACAATTTATAACTTTCTTTCTCATTTATTAAATTGGTGCAATTCAGAAATATAACATCAAACTTATCTGTTGTATTTTTCAAATAAGTATTTACATTTTCTGTCATTGCTAAATATAAATCTCCTCTTTGTTGTCTTAGTTGTCCAAATAGATTTATAAATTCTTTTCTTTCTTTCTCATCTTTGTAATCAGTAATACAAGTAAAATGAGAATTCTCTGATATAGCATAACCAATCAAAGTTGTAATTTTACCTGTTCCACAATTTACTTCAAGAACATTTAATTTTCTTCTTGAATATTGTTTTCTAAGTTTGTTAAAAAGAGGAGTAATAGAAAGATTTGTCAATCCATTCTTATCACCAATTTTGCTGATTCGTTGCTTCGTTTTTTCGAGATCATATTTCATAAATTTTCTCTATTGTGTTATTAAATAAAAGATTGTCCAGTTCTTCTCATCATTTCATGCACATAATTGTTTTCTACTTTCTTCATTTGTTCAACTTGACCACCTGTTATATAATAAACAGGATATCCTAATGCATCTGTTATATGACCTACTTTACCACCTTGTGTATCTATATCATTTGATAAACCTTTCTTATATGATAAATCTCTTAGTTCATAAATTAATTCTTTGCAACTTGGATGTATTTTTATTAAATGTTGACCAAGTGCATTTGTTAAACCAGCATTTACTACTGCATATCTTTCTTGTCTGTGAGGATTTGTAAATGTTGTATTGATATGTTGAATACCTGCTTGTTGTAATAATTGAAATTGTGTTTGACCACTCCCTTTTTCTCTTGCTCCCCCTGTGGAATCTGGTATTACATAAAATTCATTTACTCTTAACTTTTCTAATTTTTGTAATATTTGTCTCCCCATATCAGGTGTTGTTAGTGTTCCACTTCCTATAGTAAAAACATTTATCTGTTTAGTTGGTAATCTTTGTAGTGCAACCCAACAATTTAACCCAATGTTGAAATCAGCCCCAATATAAGTTGGAAAATTAGGATTATATACTGCTTCATTACTTATACATTCTTCATTCCAAGCAAAATAAACTTGACCTGTCCCAATTGTAATCCATTTACCGTTGACTTCTTGTTCAAAGGTTTTTTCATCCAAGCTTTCTTTCCAACCATTTATAATTTCATCAGATATAAGTGGATTATCCTTTATGTTGTATCTTAAATAAGTAAATTCTTTTCTTTCTCCTTGTTCACCAAAAAACATATCATACACCCAACTTGATTTTCCTTTAGGGGTTCCAACAAGATTTATTTGAGCATCAGATGTAAACATTCTTCCTAATAAAACTTCATAAGCATATTTAGACATTACGGTTATTTCATCAGCAAATATTTGTTTAACATTTAATCCTCTATAATTAGTATCAGGATCTACTCCACTTCTAAAGTAAATGATATTTCCATTTACCAGTTCAATAAAATCTTGTTTGTTATACCTCTTTATCATACAAAGTCTATCAAATCTTCGAACTACTTCTTGTTCAAGAACACTATATATTTGTCTAAATGTTGGAGCTGTTACTAAACTATTCCCATCAGAATTATACCCATTTTTAATTATTTTTGTTATTAATGATTCACTCTTGCCAGCTCTTGCAGGAGAAATAAGAAGAACTTTATTATCTTTACAATTAATAAATCTTTTTTGATTTTGAGAAAGTATTATGGGTAATTTTATTCTTCCGATTTGCATTCATCTTCATCTTCATATATAATCATATCAGGAATTACAATATTCTTTATTTCTTGTTTGATAGGAGAATCAATACCTACAAGCTTTGATAATCTTTCTTGTGCTCTTATGTATGCTTGAAAATATCTTAAATCATTTTTCTCGTAAAAAGTTTCAAGTAACTTGTGGCATCCTGCTTTTAAAATTTCCAAATGTTCATTCTTCAATGCTGTTAAATCTTCTTGTGGTAGTTCTTTTTTCCAATATTCTCTAAACTTACTAATTATCTTATAAATTGTTACCTCAGAACATTTTTCTACTTTTGCAATCTCTTCAACGGATTTAAACTGAAGAAACAATTTTTTTACATTTCGTTGTCTCTTTGAATATTTTATTTGTGGTATTCCTGGCATTTAAATTATTTCTTCTCTTCTTTATCTTCTAATGAACCACTTATAATTGCTAAAATGTCTTCAAGTATAAATGTAATCATATCAAGTTTGAAGTCAATTGATCCGGTATTTTCATTTACATCAACTTCTTTACAATCTTCATATTCACTAAAATTTAATGATTCAGAATATTTTTTTATAGCTGATAGATTTTCACCAAGCATAAAGTCTTGGAATTGTTCAGGAGACATTAACATTAGAACTCCAAATTGGATGTAATTCTTTTGTTTTCATTTAATAATTTTTAATTTCTTATATATTTTTACTTACTTTAAAAGTAAACGTTCCTTGAACTTTAAATGGTTCATTATCATCACCATATGAATGTATATCTTCATTTATTAATTCAAATGTACATTCATTATGAAATAAAGGTTGTTTATTATAAATAGTATGATAACCACTTGTAATAAATTCTAAATCATCTTGATTAAGAATTACGTCTAAAAAAGTTATTTCTCTTTGTTCAAGCATTTTTTCCCCTATAAATTTTCTTTTGAATTGTTTTCTACTTCTTGATCTTTTTATTTTTTATTTTCTTCTTCTTTTATATTCAACGCTTGTTTGATTGTTGCTAAATCTTCTTTGATGGTTGTAATATCATTCATATATTTGTCTTCTAACTTTGGAACTGGTTCCTTTGAATATATATCAACGTATTCTTTGATTGTCATTTGCTTTGGTACAATGTGGATTATATTGTCTTTCATTTTTTCTCCTTCAAAGTTTTTACATTCTCTTCGATTCGTCCAAGTGCTTCCTTTATTGTTGTTATATCCTTTTCATACTTGTCTTCAAGCTTTGTTTGTCTTTCACAAACAGTTGCTATATCTTGTTCGTTGTTCAAAGTTTTCTCTTGGTATGTACCCAATGGTTTCGCTAAACCAAATACTAATACTAATATACAGATAATGATCCAAATGTTCTGTAGTAATGAATTTATTATTTTATTGCCGTTCGATGTTTCTGTCAATGTCTATTCCTCAAAGAAGCGGTTTATATTTTTTATTACAAGGATTTTTTAACGTCTATAATATCCCTTTAAAATAACTATGCACATGGTTTGGTTGAACCTCCGTGTTTTTCATGTTTTTTTATGGTTTTTAAAAAATAGTTTTATATGTTTTATATATAAGATTTTAGTAAATTGTTATTTTTATATAAGATAACAGAAAACATCAACTTTTCTTGGGTTATATTTATAAGAAAATGATAATGTGGAGAAGATTGAAAAAATTTGGATTTTTCGAATAAATCCATTATATTATATACAAGGATGAATGGTGCGACAGAATTATAGATTATATACCATTCTGAAACCTTAAAGTCGCACTTAAGGGAGTAGGAATGGTTTTTTATTTGGAGTATATATGCCAAAGGGAATATATGTAAGAACTGAACAAATGAAAGAGAATCCCAGAAAAACTTGGGAAGAAAAATTTGGTAAAGAAAAAGCTGAACAAATGAAGGAGAAAGCAAAAATTAACTTAGAAAAAAGAAGAAATAGAGGTGAATTTTGGGGGCACCCTAAAGGATCTAAACGTTCACCCGAAGAACTTGAAAAACACTCAAAATCAATGATGGATAAAAATCGTATTCCTTGTTCACCAGAAAAAGCAGAAAAAATACGAATTGCTAAAACAGGCAAACAATATAAAAAACATAAAATTTTATTTGTTTACAAATTATGGTTTGATAATGATTCAGAAAAAAGAAGATATTGGGGTTGTTGTTATTCAATTAGAAGAAGATTAACTTTTCACAGAAATACATTATTAAAAGGAACTTCACCACATTTAAATCTACAACTTGCTGCTAATAAATTTGGAACTGTAAATTTACAATATGCTATAGTTGCCAAAGATGAAAGAGATTATTGTTTGAATATGGAGAAACAATTAATCAAATGGGATTCAACTTGTTATAATATGCAAGGCAAATAATGAAAATTTTGGATTTCTGTAAAAAGTTCATTATATTATAAGTATAGATGTTATTTGCAAGTAAAGAAGTGAAACAGAGCGACAACATTTAGATTTGTAAATGCCTGCCAAAGATTGAGTCGCTCCAATCCGAGGTGGGCATTTCTATTTCGGAGGAAAGAATGGATTTAATTGAAAAATTAAGACAAAGAGCTGAAGCATTAAAACAAAAAAACAGTAATGGAGAAATTAAACTTGCTTCAGAAAAACAAATCAATTTATTAAATGATCTAACAGGAGTAGATTTTACCAATGAAGAAGTTCCTCTTACAAGAAGTAAAGCTTGGTCAATGATAAGTGCAATTATGAATGATAAAATTTCTGAGAAAGAAAAGATAGAGATTATTAAAAGACAAGCTTCTTTGATTTCTTCGTTGAAAGTTATTATTCTTGAGCAGAAGTATGTTATAAAAGAGTATGAAGAATATCTTTTGAAACAAGTTGGAGAGAAAGATGAATAATGATCCCATTGATAAAGCACTTAATAATTTTGCTGTTCATAAAAGTAATCCTTATTCTCTTGATGCAGGTGCTTCTTATAAACTTTATATACGACCTTATGATAATTTCAAAGAGATAGAAGATAAACTTGGTTATGATATGAGTAGTGAAGGATTACCTTTTATGTACTTTGCTAAAACAAATATATATCGTTATTTTTACATTCCAGCTCATTTAACAGAAAAGTATAAAATATTAGATAAAAATGTAAAACGTTACTGGGAGAAATATCCAAAATATTTTTTAATAACTTTGACAGAAAGAAATTGGAAAACATTGCTTGATGTTCTAAATGATACTACTATTAAAAAAGTGTTCAAAGAAAGAGGAATAATTTTACATTTGACAGTAATACAATGGAAAGATAGTCAAAAGATATGGAATATTGATAAGATAGTTATACCAAGGAACATCAAAATAACTTCAGAATTAACCCTTGAGTTAAAAAAACTTTCCATTTTTCCTTATTTGCAAAAAGAAATTGAAAATATGTCAAACGATAAAGTAAAATTAAAAATGAATGAATTTTTAATATTAAACAAACACAATAGTTACAACGAAAACATACCAAGCGATATACCAAGTAACATACCAAGTAACATACCAAGTAACATACCAATTACTCTTGGTATCCCTCTTGGAAAAAATACCAAGAGCAATATTAATATGAATATTAAAGAGGATTTGAATATTAAAAAGGATTTGAATATTAAAGAGGATTTGAATATTAAAGAGGATTTGAATATTAAA